GGGTGCCGAATGTGACTGCGACCGGCGGCTGCACCTGCCGATCTGCTGGTACGCCGCTTCGCTCGGGTACGCCCAGCAGGAAGACGAGGTGCTGGAAGCCACGTACCTCAACCGGTTCAAGGAGACCGTCGGCCAGGCCCGGGACTCGATCATGCGGGTGTGGTCCGGCCAGCCCCGCCAGATGTCGTACACGTCGTTCCCGCGGACGCCGAACACGGCGTACCCCGGCGGGCCGTCGCGGGTCGTGATCTACCCGCCCACGGGGCCGTAGATGCCGAACCGTCTCAAGCCGTTGAACCTGGTCGATTTCACCGGAGGTGTGAACCTCCGGCCGGAGGCGTTCCAGCTGTTGGAGAACGAACTGCCGGTCCTGCTCAACCTGGAGGTCGACCCCCGGGGCGGCCTCAACACCCGCAAGGGCTGGAAGCATTCGACGCCCACACCGGTGACCACCGAGACGTGGAACCCCCACAACGCCTACACGATGCGGTACTCGACCGGGGTCCCGTGGACCTACGTGGCGTCGGGCAACAAGCTGTTCGGGCGCGGCTCGGGCTCGTGGACACAGATCGCCACCAACTGCCTGGCCGCCCCTCACATGGCCGACTTCGCCGCCTGGGGCGACACCATGTATGTGGCCCGGGGCAAGGCCGACACCATCGGCTCGTTCCGGGTCAACCAGGCCGGTCCGACCGCCCTCACCCCGAGCGGCGCAGCCAACTGGGCCAACGACTACACGAACCCGGGCGCCGCCACCTTCCCCCGCTCCGAGCTGGTCGCCACCCACATGGGCTACATGTTCACGGCCAACGTCAAAGAGGACTCGACCGAGTTCCCGTGCCGGTTGCGGTGGTCCCATCCGAACAACCCGCTGGCGTGGGCCAAGGACGACTACATCGACATCCTCGAAGGCGGGCAGTCGATCACCGCCGTCATCCCGTTCAACGACCGGCTGTTGGTCTTCAAGCCCGACTCGGTGTGGGCGCTGTTCGGATATGACGCCGACACCTGGGACATGGCCAACGTCTCGCAGACCGTCGGCTGCGCCAACCAACAGCTGGTGTGCCGGTCCGAGGACGCCGTGTACTTCCTGTCCTGGCCGCACGGCGTGTTCTCGTACACCACCACCCAGGTCCAGGAACTGTCGGTCCAGATTCGCACGATCTTCAACGACCAGTGGATCAACCCGAACACGATGTCCAGCTCGTTCATCGGGTGGGTCGGCCGCCGGTTGTGGGTGTCGTTGGCCTACTCCGGAGACATCCCGCTCCCGACCGATGCGGCGACGGCGTTCGTGTTCGACCCGGTGTTGTCGTCGTGGACGATGTTCCAAGGTGGCGGGGGCGGCGTCCCCGGCCCGTACATCGAGCGCACCGAGACCGATGACGTCGAGTCGCAGTTGGCGGTGAACCGCAAGGTCCCGTACGCCATGACGCTCGATGCGATGCCGTTGTCGGCCAGCGACGAGACCCAGCCCGGTCTGGTCACCCCGTTCGCCACGACGATGCGCACCCGCTGGCTCGATGCCGGGGCACCGACGTGGAAGAAGAGCTGGAGGAGACCTGACTTCTTGTTGCGCGGCATGACCGTCGAGTCGACCGTCAACTGCCAGGTCTTCCACGACTTCGACAACTCCAACGCCGAGCGCTCGTTCATCGTGTCCTACTCGCCCGACAACGTGGTCGCCCGGTGGACATCCAACGCCGTGTCGCCCGGCTTCAAGTACGGCGACGGCACGTTGTACGGCGGGTCCAAGCAGTCCAGCTCCGTTGAGCGGGGCGGGACGATGGGCCGGGCGGGCACCATCCAGTTGTCGCTGACCGGGTTCCCCGGCGTCCAGTGGGGCCTCAACGGAATCGTCTTCAAGTACATCCCCCGGAGGTTCCGTTAATGGCGCTCATCCTGCCCAACACGATCGCCAACGGTCAGAACGCCGACGGCGAGAAGCTGCAACAGAACTTCGCCGCCCTCCAGCAGCACATCAACCTGGAGGTCATCTCCCGGGATGGTTCGACCGGGATGCAGCAGCCGTTGCTGCTGGCCGGTCCGCCGACGGAGACGAACCAGGCTGCCACCAAGGGCTACGTCGATGCGGTCGGGCTGATCGGTGAGGTCAAAATGTGGCCCGGCCAGACCGAGCCCGCCAACTTCATGTTCTGTCGGGGCCAGGCCGTCTCCCGGGCCACGTACGCCGCCTTGTACGCCGTGCTCGGCACCACCTACGGGGCCGGTGACGGGTCCACCACGTTCACCCTGCCCGACTACCGAGACCGCAGCCCGCTGGGGGCGGGCGCCATGTTCGGCAACACCTTGGGCAGGAAGGAAGGGGCGGCGACGTCGATCCTGGTGAAGCACGGCCACACCATGGAGCAGCACACCCACAACATGAGTGACCACACCCACACCGACGACCACTACCACTCGGGCACGACCGACAACCAGAACGCCGATCACGTCCACGGGATGCAGGGCCAGCAGATCCAGGGCACGGCTGGCCAGACGTTCGGCACCCACGATGTCGCTGACTGGGGGGCGCCCGTTGGCGGATACTTCGGTGAGACGAGCGGGATCATCGGGAACCACGGCCACACTTTCGGCACCAACTACAAGTCGCAGGCAGCGAGCGGGGTGTTCGGCAACAAGACCGGGGGTCCCAGCACCAACACCACCGGCAACTCGACCGGGTTCAACGCCGTGAACGCCGGGGTGGACGAGTCGGGCTACTCGAACTACCACCCGGTCCAGACCATCAACTTCATCATCAAGGTGCTGTGATGACGGTCGAGCTGCGCTCCATCAACTCGGGGCCGATCCGTCGCGCCCTGGAGAACCTGGAACAGCAGATCGGCGGCACCTCCAGCTACGTCACCAAGGGCGTGTACGCCGGGACGGGCACGGCTCTGCCGGGCAACCCGGCCAAGGATGATCTGTGGATCATCGGCACGCCAGTGCCGACACTGGCCCCGCCCCGCATCGGGGGCGGTGTCGCCCAGCCCGGTGACGGCATGGTGTGGAACGGTTCGGCGTGGGTCAACACCGGCCCGACCCAGGGCCCTCCCGGCCAGCAGGGGCCGATGGGCCTACCTGGCCCACAAGGCCCCCAGGGTTTCGACGGGGTCGCCGGGCCTCCCGGCCCGGACGAGGTGTGGGTCGGCGTAGCCGAGCCCACCGAGTCGAGCCAGGAACTGTGGGTCGACACCGACGCCGAGGCGCCCCCGTCGGGTTCTGATGAGGTGTGGGTGGGGACATCCACCCCGAGCGGGCCGACCTTGGAGTTGTGGGTCGACACCGACGCCGTGCCCGACGTTGGCGGCGGGGGCACCGACGAGGTGTGGATCGGTGCGGGCACCCCGTCGGCAGCGACGTTGGAGCTGTGGGTCGACGTCGATGAGGAGCCCTCCGGGGGAGGGGCCGAAGAGGTCTGGATCGGCTCAACGGCGCCCTCGGGCGCCTACGACCTGTGGGTGGATACATCGTCATGAGCGTCTTGAAGTACAAGGACCCCTCGACCGGCACGTGGCTCCCGGTCGGCACCGCCGGTGGCGGTGGCGGCACCGGACCGCAAGGCCCCGAGGGTCCCGCCGGTCCCGCCGGTCCGGCCGGTGCGACGGGTCCGGCCGGTCCCGCTGGTGCCCAGGGTGACCCGGGTCCGGCAGGCGGGGCGATGGTGTCGGCGTTCTGGACGTTCGCCACCGCCACCGCTTCGCCCCCGAGCGCCGGGCAGATGCGCGCCGATGCCACGATGACGACGCTGTGGGTCCACGAGACCGACACCGACGGCTTCAGCCGTGCTGTCGGGCTGGCCACCATCACCTCGGCCCACACACTCCTGGTGCGGGCCGCCAACGGCACCAGCATCGACCTCGATGTCACCGGCACGCCGACCGACAACGGCGCCTGGTGGACGATCCCGGTGGCCGTCATCGGCACCGCCGTCATCACCAAGGGTGCCCGCACCCAGCTGAACCTGACCAACACGGCGACCAGCGGTGGCGGTGTCCCGGCCGGTGGCACCATCGGGCAGATTCTCGGCAAGACCGGCTCGGCCGACTACGCCGTGGGATGGGTCGCTGATCAGGTCGGTGCCGGTGGCGGCATCGACACCGAAGCCGCCATCGACGCCGTGGCCACCGCCCTGGTGGCGGGCAACAACATCGACATCACCTACAACGACCCGGCCGGGACGATCACCATCGACGTGGAGGTGTTGACGAAGGCCGACGTGGGGCTGGCCAACGTCGACAACACGTCGGACCTGACGAAGAACGCCGCCACGGCCACGCTGACCAACAAGACGTTGACCGCCCCGGTGATCAACGCCCCGACCGGGCTCGTCAAGGCCGACGTCGGGCTCGGCAACGTCGACAACACCAGCAACGCCACCGAACGGGCGGCGGCGGCCACGTTGACGAACAAGACGATCGCTCTCGGCTCGAACACCGTCTCGGGCACTCTGGCCCAGTTCAACACGGCGATCACCGACGCCGACGTGCCCGCTGCGCTCAACGGTCTGGTGGCCGTGTGGGCCGGGACGCAAGCCCAGTACAACGCCATCGGGACGAAGAACCCGAACACCGTCTACGTCATCGTCTGAGGATTCATGGCAGCCATCGCTCTCGGGACAACGCCACTGGCCAATGCGGTCTTCACCGGTGTCGGGCTGGCCTCTGACTACGTCGTGCAGTACCGGCCTGTTGCCCCGCCGACCTACGCCGACAACTTCAACCGGGCCGACGCAGGCACCCCGCCCAACGGGCTCGGGCCGAACTGGTACAAGCGCTCGGTGAGCGGTGCGTACAACATCGTCGCCAACAAGGCCACGCCGACCTACACCCGTGACGACTCGGTGTTCGGCTACGTCGGTGACATGCCGTCGTCGGACATGTACGTCGAAGCGCTGGTGCGCAGCCAGGGCCTGGCCGGTGGGGACGCATCGAACCCGCAGAACGGTTCGTGGAGCGCCATCAACCTGCGCCACCAGCTGCCGTACCGCAACGAGATCGAGCTGGTCCTCGAACCGCATCTGGTCTTCGCCATCAAGGAACACGTGTCGTGGTTGCAGGGAGCGGAGTACACGATCGCCAACGTCGGCGGTGTCGTCCCCGACCAGGTGTACCGGTTGCGGTTGGAGGTCGAAGGCAACGTCGCCACCGGGTTCGTCGACAACGTGCAGAAGCTCCGAGGCCCGACCGTCTCGTCGACCGGCCGGGGTGTCGGCATCGGCTCGTTCACGTTCACCGGGACGTGTGATCAAGACGACTGGAAGGCCGGTCCGCTCCCGCCATGGCAGACGTGGAACGAGGGCGTGACGACGGTCCCGGGGACCGTCGTCACCGGTCTCACCCAAGGCACCCAGTACCAGTTCCGGGTGGCCCCGGTCAGCAGTGTCGACGGTCAAGGCGCATGGTCCGACACCGTGATGGTGGTTGCGCTGTGAGCACCATCAACCGCATCACCGACCTGGTGGCGACACCGGGAGCCGGGCAGGTCGCGCTGGCCTGGTCGACCGTCGACCACACGCAGACGGTCAAGGTCATGTTGGGCACGACCCAGGTGTGGCCCGACCCGGGCCCGCTCACCCTCGGAGAGGTGGCGGGCAACATCGCCTGGTGGGACCCGTCCGACGCCGCGTCCCTGACGATGTCGGGGCCCAACATCACACAGATCAGGGACAAGATCAGCACCAAGCACCTGACCATCTACGGGGCCATGCCGATCGTGGTGTCCCCGACCGGCCGTAACGCCGCCGACTGCGGGGAGCGGATCGGCTGCGGTATTTTCTGCGTGTTGTTAATTGAATAGGGCACCACGATGTCGGCCGTCCTCGTGTTCCGGATGAACGCTTCCCGCCCCGAGCAGCGGGGCCTGTCGGTGCATTCGGACCTCGTGTTTGCCGACTGGAACAACCCCCAGTCGGCTTCGGTGATCGGCACCGAGGCCGACAACTTCCCGGCCGCAGCCCGGTCCTACCTCAACGGTGGCGGGATGCTGTCGCACCACAACGTCGTCGACACCTCGTGGCATGTCGCCATCTCGGTGTTCGGCCCGACCCAGCACACCATGTACCTCGATGGTCGGGCAGCCCAGTCGGTGCCCCACGTCGGTGTCGCCTTCGACGTCGACAAGATCGGTTACGGGACCCAGCCCT